GTAGAAGATAGGGAACGCAAAATCTTGACGCGTTGGCTTTTTTATTATTGCATTAAGATCATCAATCTCTTTTTTGATCTTAGAAATGCGCTCTGTGCCACGCTCCAACGCTGCAAACTGTGCTTTAGATAAGCCCTGCTTTGCGCCTTTGCTGTCAGCACTTCTGATGCTTTTGTCTTTGGTATTTAATTCCTCAAGTTCTTTTTTGAGGATGTCAATGCGGGTTTTCAACTCTTGGTTGCGCTTAAATACACCAGTAAAATTGGCATCATCGTCAATCTGTTTGAATAACTGATCAAGCTGTACGATTGCGTCAGCTTGTTGCGCAGTCATGCCTTCTTGAGCCTGACGCACAAGCCGTGGATCATCAGACTTTGACAGCACCATGCGGTTGATCGTGTCACCAAGCCAATCATCATAATCTTTAGAAGATCCAGTGTAAGCACCGGCAATAGATGGTGCAGTTGCATCAATCTCGCCTGTTATTTGCTGCGCGTGCAGGTCACGCAAGTCTCGTTGTACACGCATATATGTGCCATGAAACGGCACAATGCGCATGGCTACTGATTGCTGCGCCATGCCGCTGCGGTTGCCTTGAACGCTTACAGAAGCGTTTGAAGTAAGCGCATGAAACATTCCTTTAACTTCTTGAGGCACGTTCTTGTCAGACAGGATGCGCTGCGATGGAGATCCAAGAGGGTTGCCAGTAACAGCATCAAAATCACCGCCAGACTGCCCAACGTAACCGTCATCGCCAGCAAGAATAATGTTACCATCTTCGTCATAAGTGTGCCGAACAGGTCTACCATTAGCAAAATCTGATGCCTTTCTTGCTGCTGACTTAATAAATGGCTTGAGATAATGCGCTGAACTACCCAATGCGCCAGAGAACACAGTGGTCATGCCGATGTTGGCTGCAGATTCCCAATCACTATCAGCATAAGCAAAGGGTGCGCGGATAGTTTCGGATGCCACACCAGCACCAAAGCCAAACTTTGCTGCAGTTTTAAAGGCATCAACACCAGTCTTAGCCACCCGAACCTGATTTAATGCAGGTATGAATAGAGCAAGATTGCTTATGTCAGTCAGTTCAGACGCAAACTGCGCCGTGATTGGCGCGTTAGCAGCTTCTTCTTTATAGAGCAGTTCTTCTGATACAGCCCCAACTAAGAAATCAAAGTGATCATCGTTCTTGGCTCTGGCTAGTGTATCATGAAAGTTCTTGTGACTCTCTGGAATGCTCTGCATTCGCTGAACAAAACGATCTCTGGTAAACAGCGGGTCGCGCTCAACCTCTCCGAAAAGGTTTTGCTCGTCAGTATATGTGCTGATTGGCTGATACTTGTAAGCTACATTAGCCTTAAAGCCTTCAAACCAACTGCTTGATACATTCTCACGAAAGCCAGTATCCGCTGCAATAAAGAAATCTTTGCGCCCATAATCCATTACTTATTGGCCTCTGCTTCTCTCGCATCTTGCACCGTCTTAAACTTTGTAGAGTAGTTGAATGTAGCCCCAGTCGGTGGACGCTTTACTCTGCCCAGCTTATCTGTTGCGCCAAACCGCAGATCATATGACTCTTTCCATGCAGCCATCCAATCAGCTTCACTCATGCGCAAGGCTGTAGCGCGTGCAGAAATAATAGCTTGCGGCCCGATCTCGATCGGCCCATTAGCATCGCGTACTGGCTGACCGATTCGGCTGCCAGAGGTGTATCGAAGCGTATATGTGGGTAGACGAGTCGGTATGCCCCCTACAGGCGGCGTTCCGCGTCTGTCGGCTACCAACCCTACATTTTTACCTAAGACCAGTGTGGAGCCATTCTCGGCCGTTCTAAGGCGTGTTGCAATAGTGCTGTTCAAAACCTTGAGTTCAGCATCACCATAGAACATTTCCGGCGCAAACAGACTTGGCCGGTCTTTATCGTACATAAGATCAGACTTCATAAAGATTTTATCTTTGGTGTCCTTGATAATCTGCATAGCTTTGTCTGCACCATGCACATAGACCAAACGCTTTGCCTGATTGCCAAAGAACGCAGACATCTCAGGATTATTGCCAACAGCCTGCAATGTAAATTCGTCTACAGCAGCCTTCACGCTTTGAAATTCTTTGCCTATCTTTTGATAAATCATGTCTTTAATTGCATTATCGACAGGCGCACCGCCTGTCTGCATTGCTGACTCAGCATCAATAAAACGATCCATTGACATGGTTTGCCCAGACTTAGAGTAAGCATTTATTTCTTCCCAGAACACAATAGTCTCTTTAGGTATGCCGCGTGGAGCGCGAACAATACCATTTTGAGAAAGAGTTGCTTGCCGGAAGAAGTTCAAAGCAGTTGGTAATGCCTGCGGATTTTGCTGCAGGTATGTTTTCGCAAAATCAGGTGACAGAAAATCCTTAACCACATCAGGTGCTACTGTGTTGTAGAGAAGTAGGTTCTGCCCCTGCTTGCTGTTTATTATTCTTTCAAAATTATTTGCCAGATCAGTTGCGTTGGTAACGCCAAAGCCCTCTCTTAAAAGCAGTGCTGCATCATCCTTGCCAACAGGCGCACCATTAGCCAAGTTATTAGAAACAGCAGCCACTTTGTAATCATCCTTGAATTTGTTGAATGATTCTGCCTGACGGCTTTGTGCCTTTGAAAACTCATTGCCTAACGCAGCACGAAGCTCTCCAATGCCTTCTTGCTGGAAGAATGCATCGGTAAGACCAGCAGCTTCTAATGTTGCACGAACAGATTCATCACGGATCTGGTCAAGACTACCAGTTGAAAAAGCGGTCACTCCCGCCTGCATGATATCGCCAAGAACATCATTGTTTGAGTTAGGGTTAGATGGCGGCGGCACTATCTCTTTTAGGTTGCTGATAATGCGGCTTATCTGCCCAGAATGAAACGCAGTACGCGCTTCTTTCTTTAACTTTGGAACGGTGCCAACCTCTATGCGTGATGCGTATTTATCCCCAAGGCGATCAATTGCTTCAAGCGTTTGCTCTAATGCAACCTGACCGGCAGGCGCGTAAGTAGTTTCATTACCGCCACCGCCATCAGGAACCTCTACAACATTGTCAGTTGATGCGACTGTCACAATATTTGCGATAGCATCATTTAATAACTCGGTATCTGTCTGATATGCTTTGCGGTCAGCTAGATCGTAAGCAATGCTATGCAGTGATGCGACATGCTCTTTACCAACATTGTCCATCATCTGTTGCATAACTGGTGCAAACTTAGCCAGCTTCGGATCTTGCGAAACAGCTTTGATCTGACCAGATGTTGCAGCTTCCCAATCCCCTAAGAAACCAGCAGCATCACCACGCTCTTTGTATTTGCCATATAAAGCTTTGCCTGTGTTTGTAGCATCGAGCGCAAACTGCTTTACATAGTTTTCTTGCAAGCCAAGTTCTGCGCGTTGCTGCGCAAGAGGGCTGAAGGTAGCTGGCATTTCAACAGCTTCATAATTGCCTTCGTCATCTTTACCAATGACTGACATCTTAGCAAAGCTATCGCCTAATGCTTTTTGCTGCACGACAGCTTCTTTATAACCCATATCAAAGATGCGCTGCCCTGCAGTTGCAACACCAGCAAATGCTTTTGCTGCCGCTTCTGCGCCAGTAGAACGCACAACGCCAACAGGCTGATTGTAAACCTGTGCTTTCTTGTAGGTTTTAATCTCTGCCATCTTAGTCTCCTGCAAACATTCCGCTTGGCGGTATGTACATTGTAGTGTCAGGGATAGGCACAGTTGGCGTTACCTGCTGCATCTTGTGAAAGTTCATAGCTAGTGATGAAGCCGTGTTAAACATGCCGCCCATCATGATTGATGACGCGGCTGATCTAGCTTCGCCTGCGGCAGAACGATACTTGCCTGCGCTAAACAATGTCTGAGCAGCTATGCGATTTAATTCTTCTCTGCTTGCCTGCTTTGCTTTTCTTTTAATTGCGCCAGCACTGCGATCACTCAATGCGCGATTGTTAATGGCAAGCGCAGCATCCATCTCAGACTCAAATGCAAAATAAGCAGAACGCCTTTCATTGTGCTGCTGCATGCCCTGCACTTCTTGTATCTTGGCTTGGAATTCCTGACGCTCTGCTTGTCTGCGTTGCGCAGCAGCAGCCTGACTAGCCCCCATAAAGCTGCCAACCGCACCAAGAATTGAACCTATCATCATAAACGACATTAGAAAGACACCTCTGTTACCATACCGTTGATTTGAACTGGCAGCGGTGCTTCTTGCGTAATTGTTACGCGAGGATCACGGCTGTATCCAAGAACATGAAACTCCTGTTTGCCTGTGACTGGCGTAACACCTGTGCCAACAGAATGCGTGACTGTACGCAACTGCAATGCAGTACCGTTTACTGAAACGCTTAATGTCTCAAACAGATCAAGCACAACTTTGGTTATCTTGCGAGGCTGACCAGTAAGCGGCCCACCTTGAACCTGCGCATCAAACGGAAGCGTCTTGAGTTCTGGTGTGTATTTGTAACCAATCTGTGCTGCAGTTGATGTTGCCTTTACTGCACTAACATCTACCTCGCCGCCTGCTACAGTGAACGTGCCTAGATACTCTGTACCATCAACAACATCTACCGTTGCTCCATTAGCAAAATGACCAGCAACGCTGAACACACCAGCAGTTCCAGTGAAGTCATCGCAAAAATCCATGCTCATTGTTGTGTTAAATTTTTCCATGAACAGCTTGTCAGTACCCGATCCATCATTACGGACAGTCACAACAAATACATCTTCGCCTGTCGAACATACAGAATGAAACTTGCCTTGTGTTGTCCAACGCATCCAGCCAGCGCGTGACTCTGATCTTAGGCTGTGGAATATAGCTAACTCATTGTTATCCATAAGAAAAAAGCCATACGCACCTGGCCTCGATAACGCGCCTTGCACGACAGCAAGCTGCACCGGATTGCTTATAAGGTGAGATGAAAGCAGTGAGATCGTTGTCGATGTATATGCGCCTTGCGCATCAGTAAACAAATACTCTCTTACCGCTGTGCCAGTTGCTTGAGTAAATAGCGTTGCACCATCAACGGATTGTGGCCTCATAAAGCCACTGCCAACAGGTGTTTGAATTGAAAGTTTGGCTTTGGCTGGTGTTACTGGAGCGTCTTGAAACGCAGGTACATAGAATTCGCCTTGAGATGAAAATACTTGTAGGTCACGATTTGACACAAGATGTCTGATTTCGTTAGTGACACCCACGTTTGCGTCAAGGTCAATTGCATCTCCATCTTCTGCGTCACCTAAATCAAAGTTATAATAATAACCAGTGCGTGATGCCCACAGACCGTCAGGCTGGCTTGGCGTACCGCCAAACCACAAACGATCTTCATGAAACGTAACTGCCTGCGGAAACCCGCGAACAGTGCTGTATGACTGCTCATACCATTCCGTTGTCGGTGCAGCAGACTTAATAACAGGTGAGCCGCCGCCATCTACTTCAGATGTTGCAGATGAACCGGCTGTAATTTCATAATGATTATCATCAATAATACGGCTGATTGTACGCCCACCATTGATGTTGCTTGCTGATATACCGCCAAGACCACCAGCTTCGGCAATGGTAACAGACGCACCAGATTGCAGACCATGCTGCGCATGCGTTACCTCAATCTTGTTGCTATCTTTCTTTGTCTTCAACGCATCAGGATCAAGCTGTGTTTGCAAAGATCCAAAGATAGATGCAGTTACCTGAGTAGATGATGTAAAGCCAGTGATGATTGCTTCTGCTTCGCCAATCAAAAGACGCACGCCTACATGCCCTGCAGTAAAGTAAGCTGCGCTTGATGTAAGTGTACGATTATTACCACTAATATGACTTGATGAAAGCGTTACACCAGCAGGCTGAAAGTTGTAATAGGGTTGGAAGACTCGATTGCCATCAAGAGATTCTTCAAACTCATACAGTCGAACCTCAAAGCTAGTAAGGCCAGTACGAACAAGCTGCCGACAAAGAAACTCTCTATGGCAGATAAACATGAAGTCACCCTTCTGGGTGAATGTCAGTTGCAGAATATTCCCATCATCAATAGGCAGAGCAGTGCCATCAGTATCAGCCGTAATGGTTTGTGCCAGCGACAGCACTCCTGTTGCGGGATCAATGAGGAAACATTCGATCTGTCCATNNGTTAATGTAACGCCAGCAGGCTGAAAATTATAATAAGGCTGATATGTTCTATTGCCATCTATAGATGTTTCAAAATCAAATACTCTAACCTCAAATGAAGTTAAACCAGTTCTAACAAGCTGCCTGCATAGGAATTGCTTGTGACAGATGAACATGAAGTCGCCTCGTTGGGCGTATGTGAACTGGACGAGATTAGTATTATCAATAGGTAAAGCATTACTATCAGTATCAGCAGTAATGGTTTGCACAAGCGATATGGCCCCTGTTGTGGGGTGGATATGAAAACACTCGATTTTTCCATTGGAGAAAGCCACAACATATTTTTCATCATCCGAAAAAACAAAAGGTTCAAGGCGAATTTGTTGTGTTAAACTGGCATCATAAGTATGCCCAAAATTATATATGCGTTGCGTGCCTGCACGATTAATAACCCCGCCCTCTGCACGAATAACAAAGTCTTTCAAAGTTTCAGCAGCAGATGAATAAACAGGACTATCAGTGCGGGAAACTAATGATGGGCTTACCTCGCCAAAAGAAAAGTTATTAAGCGGTATTCTTACCCTCGCCATTAACTTCGCCTTTCAGTAATAAACCTCGATGTGACCAGTTTACGTGTTGTTTGTTGCTGGCTATCTAATGTTTTTGCTTGCTGCATAAGTTGGGCTGCTTTGCGCTCAAACATAGTTGCCATCTGATCATCTCTGGCAATACCAAGCGCAAACGCCGCAGCTAATGCATACTCAACTGCAAGTGTAAAATAACTAGGCCAATCCGCTTCATTAGCGCGGTAAGTAAAATCAGCAATCAAAACATCTGTTGGTGATGAATTGCTAAAAACTTTGTCGCCATAAATATTATATTCAATCATCTTATCGCTGGTTGTTACAGCGTGAACCATAAGTGTACCTGATGGTAACTGGTGGGCTATATCCCAACGCCCAGTAGGAGCAGCAGTAAGCTGATTTAATTGCTGTTGATTTGTAGAAAATCGCCATCTGCTAGCACATAGCGCAGTCTGCGCTGTATCTTCATATATGTTATTAGCAACAAGAGCCTAAGTAGATGAGGCTGTAAAAGATGTTATAGGCTCTGCGCCAATGAGTACAAGCGCACGTGCAGCTACATCTATATCTGAATTTGCGGCTGTAGGCATACGATAAGAGGGGGGCGTTAGCCCCCCACTCCTTTAGTCGGAATCTGTCTCAGCTACCGCAGTGCCATCAGACACATCGACAACTGAACCAGTATTTGACAAAACAGTACAAAAACTTGTTGTTGGTGCATTAGTATCGCGTACGATAATCAAGTCCCGAACATCAAGCATGTTTGCAGCACTGTTAAAATACCCAGAGGTATTTACATCAGCGATGGCATCAGCAGATGTGTACATCCACAAGCTACCATTTGAATCACCGCCAACCCGAGTTAGTCCACTTGCAGCAAAAGCCATTTCCTAACCCTCCTAGTTGTTATCTAGAACTTCGTATATGCCGTTATCATTGATAACCACAGCACCCATTGACATCATTGATGTAGCAAGGTGTGCAGCTTTCTCAGGCACATAGTTCAGTTCGGTTGAAACATCAGCGTTTACGCCAAGGCCGATAGCCGAGGTGTGGTACGCCATATTCTTGCCAGCAGTAACAGCAGAAGTAGAGAAAATCTTGAAGCCAAGAAATTCCTTCATTGTCATGCCACCAGCAAACGGAAGGTTCTGATCACCAACAAAGTCTGAACTTGCAAACTCTGTAATGTTGAACAGATCAGCATAACCAGCAGGCGACATTGCAATATAGCGATTGCCGTCCTCTGGAATATCAGCAGAACCAAAAGTCTCAAACAAGGAAAGCAAGTCTGCTTTTGAAACGGCACTACCAGTAGAACCTACTTGTGTTGAGTTAGCCCCTGCGTCCATTGCAGTATAGAGGATTTCGTCAGTCTTACGACCAAGAGCAGCAGCAGCAGATTGGGCTACAGCTTGACGCTCATCAATGTTGGTCTTTAACTCATCCAACTTGTCAATGTACTCAGCAGCATAGAAGTCTGCCATGCTTGCTTCTACAGTTGTATGCACCAATTCCATCGGTGTCACAGAACCATTACGAGATTTCGTTGAAGCAGATCCGGTTCCAATTTTCTGAAAGCGTACAACGCTACCACGGACATTACCAGACAAACGCACTGTATTGCGGAGCTTAGACCCCATGCGCTGATAAGCCATGTGAACTTCGGATTCAAACTGCTTAATGAAAGCTACATCAATTGTATTAGCCATTCCTTAAGTCCTTATAAAAGAAGTTACAAATCATCGCGGTTGTCCGTTTCGCTCATCATCCAGTTATCCCAGTGGGGCTGTCAGTTAGAAACAGGCCGTAT